AACCAGATTGAGCACGCCAAGGTCAAGACGAAGTTCGACGTCGTCCAAGAGGGCAAGAAGTTCATCAAACGCACGGAAGTCCGGTTCGTCATCGAGGAAGTCCTATGAATCCATCACCACGGGAGTTGAAACGCCGTCGGCGCACGGCACTGACACTGTACACGGATAAACGTCCCCTTTCCTACATCGCCAAAGCACTCGGCATGACGGAGGCGGGTGTGTACGAACTGCTCGAACAAGCGGGCGTCAAGAACATCCAGTCTGACGGGGCAGGCACGCCGGATCCGTTACTGGAGGCAACGCCGATGCCAAAAAAGTTGAAGACGTACGAGGAGCTGCTCGTCGAGAACATGCAGCTGCGGAGCGAGAATGTGCGGCTACGTCGATGCGTCGAAAGCCCAGTCCTCGTTCGAAGCTGACGCCACCGATCGGCACACGGGTCAGCAAACACGCCAGAGGGGAAACGCGACGGGACCGGGTCATCGCCTCGTACAAAAACTCCGGGTGGAAGCTACTCGGGATCTATGAACACGACTTACCGTATACCACGATGTACTCGCTCATATTCGAATACCAAGGAGGTTCGGGTCTATGAAGATGACAAAGGTCAAGCAGTTCAATCAGTTAATGGCATACCTCGAGCAATATGGCGGACGGATCGTGCTCCAGCGGGGTGACCTGCAACTGTCCCTCGCCAGCAAGCTCGACGTCTACAACATGCGCAAGGGGACACACCGGCAGTTGACACACCGGGACGCGCTCAATTATTACCGCCTCGAAGGATGGACGCCGGTCATCAGCACACTGGAATGCCGGGAGACGCAGACACGGCGCTACGTGGGGGCACCATGAAGCGGACGCACCTGCTGAGAGGTAAGACCCTATACAAAGCGGAACGGCGCAAGGACGGCACGATGGAACGCGTGTGGCAATACGGTAACTTTTACGCTTACGAATACGAGGAACTACGAAAAGGAGGCTGGACAGAGTGGCGCGGATATCGCAACAAGCAGGCAAGCAATTCGAGCAAATGATCGAGCAGGCAAATCACGTGTACAAGCTGCAAGGCAAGGCGCTCGTGTTCAAAAGTGAGCCGAGTGTGAAGACGATTCGCGGGCAGGCGGGCAAGATCGTCAAGACCATCTACGCCGAAGCGAACGGACTGGACTACTTCGGGACGCTCGCGGGCGGCAAAGGCATCTTTTTTGAAGCCAAGCAGACGAAAGGTAAGAGCTTTCCACTCAAGAACATCAAGCCACACCAAGCGGAGACGATACGCACGCTCGACAAGCTCCAGACGACCACCTTCCTGCTCGTTCGATTCAGTGATGTAGGCAAGATGTATCTGCTCCCGCCGGACGCCTTCCTGCAAGCGTGGGATGGGTGGACGATGTACAGCAACCGGGCGAGTATTCCGCTTTCAACATTTGAGGCACACGGGACGGAGATCGCGGCGGCGAACGGCTGCGCGGTGGATTGGCTGGACGCGGTGCAAACAAATTAAAGGAGATGACGGAATGGAAATTAGAGAAATTGAAATCTGTCCATCAACACAAGGATCAACATGGTATGTAGTAGGAAAAGCAATCAATGTGACCATCGAAGGTCTTCGGGTATCAGATGTCCCGGTGGTCAGCGGTATTAAATTTCATGTTTCTTCGGAAACGTATAATCCGATCATCACGATTGAGGTCGCAAATGAAACATATTGCATTTACGAAAATGTTCCGTATTGCGTTTACTATAAAACATCGTTTCACCAATAAGGTATTGTCCCACTCTCATCACCCCGTCAATCAGCTAGATAACTAGAAAGGAGTAGCGGCGTGACACGCACACGGAAACACTATGAACCGATGATCCCGGTCCCTGCCTACGAGACACTCCATGACCAGCGCATCCTGCAAGGGATGACGGTCGAGCAGATCGCACAACGGCATTATGTATCGGTGGCAACGGTCAACCTGTGGCTCGATCAGCATGGCATCAAGCTCAATGCGTCGAAAGTCCCGCAATGGGCAGAGGTCCAAGCGATTCAGAAACGACAGGCGGCAGGTGAGGTACTGAATACCATCCTCCTCGACTATCGTTTCTCTCGCTTCACCTATGACAAGTACCGCAAACAGTATGAAAAAGCATTGCAACTAAACCACACATAGAAGGAGTTTTGAATCCATGACTTACCAAGAACCGCAACCGCTCATCGTATCGTTCGCCACCCTCCAAGACATCTGTGCCAAGCAAGTCGTCCTTGACCGCCACATCTGCGAAGACAAGGGCATCACGCCGCACGAGTTCCGATATGACCTGCACACGAAGCGCGAAGTCTCTTTACTTGTCGAAGCCGGCGAGATGATCAACGAGACGAAGACGTTCAAGTATTGGTCGAACAAGCGCATGGATCCGGAGAAGGTGCTCGAAGAGGCGATTGACTGGCTGCACTTCTACTGCTCGCTACTGATGACCGACTACAAACCGACGCAACATCAGCACCAGTACGACCTGGCAATCTTCGACCGGCAATCCTATGAACGCAACGACGAGACGCTCGACGGGCTCTACCTGCAACTGTTCCAAGGGCAACGCAAACACAACATGCTCGCGGCGTGGTCGCTGATCTTGGAGCGACTGGGCTACACGGAGACGGACGTTATCGGCATGTACGAACGTAAAAATAGCGAAAATTATCGCCGAATCTTGGAGGCATACTGATGCAGGAGCGGCTATTCGAAACACGACTGGATAAGGGGCAACGCAAGGCAGCCGGGAAGCACTTGAAGGAATACTTCACGCTACCGAGCCGCATCGAGAGCAAACGGGCGATGGCAGAGCTTGCCGCGACGAAGATGACGCCCGGGTACGTGCCGAGTGAGGTCCAGACGCACCAGGCACCGTCGAGCAAGGTGGAACGGTATGCGATCACGATGGACGAGGTGGACATCCTCGAGAAGCGGTACGCCATCCTATCCCGGATTTACGACACGCTGATCGATGACCAGCAACGCGAGTTGTGGGACCTACTGTATGATCCATGCTATTTCCGGTCGGACGACGCCGTCATGCAACAGATGCGGATCAGCTCGACGCGGACGTACTACGGCATCAAGAACAAGCTACTCGGCATCATTCACGACCATTTCGGAGACGGGTACTGAGGGGCATTCGCTCCTCGGTGCTTGTCGGGATAAATAGTAAATTTTAAGGGGAGTTAGCGCCAATGCCGACCACCATATACATTGTGACAAACGGAAATTATACTAGCGGCTATTATTTAAAAAAAGAAAACGCTGAAAAAGAGGTTGCGGAAATCAATGCACTGATTGAGGAGTATAAAAACACGCCCAACATTGACAGAACCCCTTGCTGGGTACAAGCGATTGAAACGGAAGATTAACCAATAAAACCTTGATTTCGATGGATGAACGGGGAGGCAACTCCCCACTGGAGGGATACGATGCAAGACGGACGGTACGCCGCGACCTATACGCGGGATCAGGAACGGATTTTCGGTAAGTTGGACGTCGCAGGCGATGCGCTTTACTTCACCTCATGGGAGAAGCACTGGAAGCACAGCGAATACCCGCAACGGGGGCACGTCATCAGCCGTTCACGCGTTTGGGTGATGGCAAAGGATGTCGAGGTACACGGCGAGTGGGATGACGCACAGGAGGCGCGTTTCGAGGCAATCCGGCGGAACATGGAACGGGAGATCGCGCAGGGGGATTATCAGGAGAAGCTATTTTAGGAGGGGACGACATGAAAAACCATATCATTTTCTTTAGCGGCGGGAAGTCTTCCTTCTCTGTTGCTGATTGGGTCAAGACGAATTACCCGGACGATAACATCCTGTTATATTTCACGGACACGATGTGGGAAAACGATGATTTGTATCGATTCATCTACCAGGCAGCGGATCGGATGGAATTACCGATGTTGACACACGCTAACGGACTCAACCCGATTGAACTGATGTTCGAAAAGAAACTCGTGTATAACAGCCGCATCGGGGACTGTTCGAAACTCCTCAAGATGAAAGTATCACGAGATTTTTTGAAGAAGGGCATTGAACCACCTATCGTCAAATGGCGAAACAAGGACCGTCTGAAACAAGAGGATTTCATCACCGGCGCGACACTCTACTTTGGCATTGGTTGGGATGAGGAACACCGGGCGGGACCTATCCAGAAGAACTGGCAACCGTTTGACGTCGTATTCCCGATGATTGATGAGATGATCGACAACGCGGCGACGCTCAATAAATACAATCTACGCCAGCCGGTCTTGTATGACCTAGGATTTACCCATAACAATTGCAACGGACGTTGTGTGAAGGCGGGACAGGGGCACCACCGCAATTTAAAAGAGAAGATGCCGGACGAGTTCAAGAAACTGATGGAGCAGGAACACCACCTCAAGGTTTGCGTCGATGCGTATCGTTACATCAAACGGATCCCGGAGGAAGAGTTGGACGCAGGTGCACGACAAGTCATGTATGACGAGATTGACGACGCCTATCGGGATTACTTCTACGGGAGAACGGACAAACCGAAGATGTACATCTCACCTGCCATCACAGCGGCACCGGAACTCGTGGAATTCACGCCCTATGCGTTCATGAAGAAGGCGCAAGGTGGAGAGAACAAACCCTATCCGTTACGCCAGTTGAACGCAGACGTCGCGTCCGAAGACACGCAGATTGATTTATTCGACATTGGCGGATGTGGATGTTCGGTTGATTTTGGAGAATGGAACGAATAAAAGGGCTATTTTAGGAGGGAGACCATGACGGTTTACGAAGTACCACCGAAAAAGGAACTGTATGATCATTACATCGATGCTAATATGACGATCGTGTGGCTGGCCGGTCATTATCACGTGAGTGAACGGGTCGTCAAGCGTTGGTTGAAGCTACACGGATTGAAGAAGCTGGGCAGAACGGACCTCGTCACCCGTGCCATGTACACGTTGCTGTCGCATGGGTTCTCTGGGAGGGACGTCGCTGTTCTGTTCGACACGACGCACACGGCGGTGTTTAAGGCAAAGAGCGTGTATGAGAAACAACTGAGGGAGGGAACGGAGTGAGAATGAGACGGCTTTTAAAGGTTTATGCCTATTCTTTTGTATTCAGTTTAGCTTTTTATTTATTCAATGACATGACCCGAGTCGAGAATGTCATGATAACATTGATTTTGATGCTGTTTGTAGACCGTTTCGTCTTAGTGGAAGACAAAAAGGAGGGGACGGAATGACGGCAGAAGGATATCTTTTCATCGGCCTTGTTGCATGGAGCTTGATTTCGCTGGTGATTATTAACGTCCAGTCCGATTTGCTGAAAGATAAGAAGGAAGTTCGTGAGATTCATAGCCGGGAGTTAGATGAACTTTACGAAAAGCTCGATAAACTGGAAATGGAACATCTTGATTTGGTCATTAGTAAAGGCGTGGCAGTCGGAAGCCGAGATCAAATCATAAAAGAGTTATTAGAATTCCAACGCACGATTGAAGGCGAGCGGAAAGAAAAGAAATAAGCGGGCGTCCTTCGGGGCGTCTTTTTGTGAGGTAAAGGATAAGTAAAGGAAACGGCAAGGGATAGCGCGTTTATCCGGGGTATGCTAGTAACGTAATAGTTCGCGCGTTCCTCCTTTCACGTGAGCTATTACACCAACAGGCGAGACACGGATCATCCATCTGTGCGTGATTCGACCATCGCCTCTTGCGAACAGCGCATGACGCAGCCACACACATAGCAAAGACTTCCGAGTCGTCTCAGTCGGGCGGAGTGGTCGTGCGCTGTTTGCAGGATGAAAGCGGAAGAAGTATCGTTATGATTCTGCGTGAAGGATACGGGTGCTATCCGGACCGGTCCAGCGGCAACTTGATTCGAAGATTCGACAAGTTGATAAAACATACTGAGAACTATCCCGGCTGGTGATTGTCCAGTCGCACCTGATTACCTCTCCTTAGCTCAGCTTGGTAGAGCGCACGGTTTGGGTGCGTGAGGTCGTAGGTTCAATTCCTACAGGGGAGATCAGAAAGACAAGCATCCTTCGGGGTGCTTTTTTCGTGTCCTGCAACCAGTGGGTCGTCTTGATCCATTGCTTGGAGTACACGAAGGGAGAGAAGGCACTTGTTGAAATTAAACGATCATGTGAAAACGACTTATAAAAATTCGCCTAACCATCATGGCGTGATCACCACGCTGCAAAGTATCACAGCGACTATTCGAGTGACGGATTGTGACGGGAACGAGAAACATGAGACGCATAACTTATATCGTTTGACATTAGACAAGGACGGACCGCCCGACATTGGAAGAACACAGAGGAGGAAGTAAGATGGCAGAACGATTTACGTTTAAAGTGGAGTACGCACCAAACGGCATGCCGATCGTGAATGAGGAAGAGATGTTCGATTACGTGGCATACTGCACGGACTTGGATGTCGCGAAAATTAAAGCAGTGGACGAAGCGATGACGGCTTACTTAACGAAGCTCGGACTTGCGGGAGAACATGAGGCGCCCTAACCGGCGTCTTTTTTTATGCCTTGCAACGAGCCGATGGGGATAGCCCTAGTCGGTTGGCTGGAGAGCATAAGGGAGAGGGGGTGAGGAAGTGGGGAAACTAACACCGAAGCAACAACGATTCTGTGATGAATATTTGATTGACTTGAACGCAACACAGGCGGCAATACGAGCGGGATATAGCAAGAAAAGTGCTAAAGAGATTGGCACGCAGAACTTAACAAAACTTCACATTCGGTCCTATCTAGACGAACGAATGGGGAGTAAGACCACGGGACTCATCGCCTCTCAAGACGACGTCCTGCGGCTTCTGACGGGCATTATCGCAGGAGAAGAGGAAGGGACAGCGCTCGTGGGTATTGGTCAAGGCGCTCAACGAGTATCACAAGTGCCGCCGACGAACGCCGAAAAGATTCGTGCCGCTGAAATCCTTGGCAAGTATTACAAGCTGTTCACGGATCGGCAGGAGATTCAAGTGTCGGGCGCCGTCCAGTTCATTGACGACATTTCGGGTGGTAAGGATGGATGAAGAAACAAGTCCGCTTATCTGAACTTTTACCGAAAGCGTTCCATGCGACATGGCGCGCCGCGCTCGACCCAGACATCCTTAACATCGTCGAGAAGGGCGGGCGGGGTTCTGGTAAGTCTTCTGATATTGCCATTATCATTGCGCAGCTACTGATGAGGTATCCGGTAAATGGTGTAGGGATTCGTAAGATTGATAATACGATTGAGCTATCGATCTTCGAGCAGATGAAATGGGCCATCGAGGTATCGGGTGTCAGCCATCTGTTTAAGGTCAACAAGTCCCCGATGCGAATCACCTATATCCCGCGTGGAAATTACATGGTCTTCCGTGGGGCGCAGGAACCGGAACGAATCAAATCCCTCAAATCCGCTAATTTCCCGTTTGCACTTGCGTGGCTGGAGGAATTGGCGGAATTCAAGACAGAAGATGAAGTCACGACCATCACCAACTCCTTGTTACGGGGAGAATTGGACGATGGTCTTTTTTATAAGTTCTTTTACAGTTATAACCCGCCGAAACGCAAACAATCGTGGGTCAACAAGAAATATGAGTCGGCATTCGTGGCGGACAATACGTTCGTGCATCACTCGACCTACCTCGATAACCCGCATATTTCAAAGCAGTTCATCGCAGAAGCGGAAGCGGCGAAAGCACGCAATGACCTCCGCTACCGCTGGGAGTATCTCGGGGAAGCAATCGGCAGCGGTATCGTTCCATTCAGTAATCTATCGATTCGCACTATCACGGACACGGAAATCAAAACGTTCGATAACATCCGGCAGGGCGTCGACTTCGGGTATGCGACGGATCCGCTCGCGTTTGTCCGTTGGCACTATGACCGGATGCGGAAACGGCTCTATTTGATGGACGAGCTACACGGCGTTCAGATCTCGAACCGTAAACTCGCGGAATGGATCATCGCAAAAGGCTACCAGACGCACGAAATCATCGGAGACAGTGCGGAGCCAAAGTCCATTGCCGAACTCCGAGAGCACGGTGTCAAACGCATCGTCGGAGCAAAGAAGGGTCCGGACAGTGTCGAGTTCGGAGAACGATGGCTCGACGACTTGGACGAGATCATCATCGACCCGAAACGAACGCCACACACGGCAAAAGAGTTCGAGGACATTGATTACCAGACGGACAAGGACGGCAATCCGAAACCGCGTCTTGAGGACAAGAACAACCACAGCGTCGATTCAACCCGCTATGCGATGGAACGCGACATGCGTCCACGGGCGGCGGCGCTCAAATTCTAAGGAGGTGAAACGATGACACATGCATCAGAGTGGGAACGAGGCGGCGGATTTCATGGGAATGGAGCCGCGCAAGGTTATTCGTTCGAGTTGCCTGACTACACAGAAGAAATCGTGGCGTTAAAAGGCGGCGAAGACCACCGGGACATCATCTTGCAGTTAATCGAGAAGCACAAGCCCCAACGGTTGCGCATGCTCGGTA